CCTGATCCAATCGATGGTCGGATTCACAGACCAATCTCCTAACCAAGAGATGGCTTGTGAGGGTTCTCTTTATGGGAACCTTGCTACGCTAGATCTTAGCGAAGCCTCCGATCGTGTCTCCAATCTGCTTGTACATCGAATGTTGTTGAACTATGGCTACCTCTTAGAGGCAGTCTTAGCAACACGTTCGACGAATGCAGACGTACCTGGTTTTGGGGTTATACCCCTTGCCAAGTTCGCGAGTATGGGATCAGCTTTGACATTCCCCATAGAAGAGTGCATATTTCTTACTGCAGTCTTCCTTGGTATAGAGTCAAAGCTCGGACGGCGTCTTACTCGAAACGACGTTAAGAAGTTTCGAGGTAAGGTGCGTGTCTACGGGGATGATATTATTATCCCGGTAGAAACTGTGCCGTACGTGATCGAGACTTTGGAGCTTTTAGGCTTCAAAGTGAATCGACACAAGTCTTTCTGGACTGGGAAGTTCAGAGAGTCCTGTGGGAAGGAATACTTTGATGGACACGATGTATCTATATTTCGTGTCCGTCGAACATTTCCATCCTCACGCGCTGATGTTCCAGGGCTTATATCATTGTCATCAACCAGAAACCTTGCTTACAAGCATGGTTACTGGGGAACGGCAAGATACTTAGATCACATTTTGGAAGGGTTGATACCCTACCCGAATGTTCTCGAAAGTAGCTCTGTACTAGGCAGACAAAGCGTCCTCGGATATTCCGAGGAATTCTTTGATCCAGAATTGCAGATCCCTCTGGTTAAGGGAGCTGTGCCCTGGAGTCTGATTCCAGCTTCACAGCTGGATGACGAATTTGCCTTACTCAAGTGTCTTCTGAAGCAGGGGAGTGATCCCTTCGCTGATGAGCGACATTTGGAACGTCAAGGACGTCCTGATCGCGTCAGCATGAAGATCAGACGGGCCTGCCCATACTAACGTATGAGTGGCAGGGTTGTAGGTTTTAATACACCTACTATGTGAGGGACGAAGTTGTCTCCTCATGATGACAATAAAGGTG